CCGCTGACGTGCTCTTTCTCGACCAGATATCTATACGATACCGGACGTATGATTTTGTTTCCCCTTTGGCCGTCTCCTCGGCCACTCTGTTATCCTCTTCCATGTACTGGATCGAGAGATCCTGTTCCCAGCTTCGCGGGTAATAATCAGTTACGTTCTCCGTTACCGCGCAGAGGGCCGCATATACTTCGTCTTTTACATTAATCATCGGCTTGGCTTTCTGATCTCATCTGCCAGTACATCGTTTATCTTCCGGCAAATGATCTCCTCATTGTCTTTCAGGCCAGGATATAAAAACGGCTGTGCCGGCTGCCCTGAACACTGGTAAAACCGGCCGTCTGGTGTATCTATGTAAAACCAGTGGTATTTCTCTGCCGTCTCCGCGTCGATCTGGCTCTCATGGATCCACCAGGGAGACTGAGAATAGGCCGGTGTTATTTCAGGAGATATTCCGGCATGATCCGCCTGTCCACGTGGGCCGGTTCCCAGCTCCACATAGGCAGCATACTTTTTGTTGGTATACACTGTACCGATTACCCGGTCTTCCTCCACCATCACTCTGGTTTTGATACTCTGCCGCAGTTCTCCGTCATTTA